TTTTGGGTTTAATTATAGTAAAGTAGCAGAATATTATGCTCATCAAGATAAAGAAATGCAAGAATTAATGGAAAAGTCAGCACTCGTTATTATAGATTATGATGATGCTATTAAAAATGGTTATGCAGAATTAAAAGCAGATATTGATGAGATGAAAGACGAAGATATATATGAAGACTAAAGATTTTGCTGTATTAATTTTATCTCATGGCAGAGCAAATAATGTTATAACAATAGGTACATTAAGACAAATTGGGTATACTGGGAAAATATATATAATATGTGATAATGAAGACAATCAAATTGAAGACTATAAAAAAATAAAAGACATAGAAAAAGTAATTGTTTTTGATAAATTAGAAGAAATGAAAAAAACAGATACTGCAGATAATTTTCAAGACCATAGATTGGTAGTATATGCTAGAAATAAATGTCATGAAATTGCAAAACAATTAGGATTAAAATACTTTCTCGAATTAGATGATGATTATACAGGGTTTGGTATAAGATATGAAAAAAATGGAGTACTAAAACGAGCAAAAATAACAAAAGCAGATAAATTATTTGATGATATGATTAAGTTTTTAGATGTATCAGGAGCATTAACAGTGGCATTTGCACAAGGTGGAGATTTCATAGGAGGTATTGGAAGTTCTGTTTGGCAAAAAAGACTTGCTAGAAAGGCAATGAATTGTTTTTTTTGTAGAACAGATAGACCATTTAAGTTTTCAGGAAGTACTAATGAAGATGTAAATGCATATATAACATACGGAAATAAAGGAAAATTAATGTTTACAATTGCAGATATATGCATGGACCAACTTCAAACACAAAGTAATAGTGGTGGTTTAACAGATATATATTTGGCAAATGGCACTTATGTAAAATCTTTTTATAGTGTAATTCATCAGCCTCAATGTGCCAAAATATCAATTATGGGTAATAAGTATATGAGAATACATCATAAAATATTATGGGACAAGTGTACACCTAAAATAATTAATGAGAAATATAAAAAATAAAGTGAGGTGATATAGTGGCAAAAGAGGATAATCTTATACCTCAAGCACATAAATTAACACTCGAAGAAGCGTCGAGAGGTGGTATTGCTAGTGGTAAAGCAAGAAGAGAAAAAGCCACTATGTTATCAGTATTAGATGGAACACTAGAAGAAACAAATGCAAAAGGTATAAGTTATAAGAAATTAGTTACATTAGGATTAATAAAAGGTGCTATTAATGGTAGTGGTAAAAATTATGAAATAATACAACAATTAATGGAAAAAAAAGAAAAGAAAGATGAAGAAAGTAATATATATGTATGTATACCAGCGAGAGACATTTCAAGTTCTTTTTCAAATATAAACAGAGATATAGACAATAGAAAATATCGTGAGTATTATTTTGAAGGTGGCAGAGGTAGTACCAAGTCATCATTTATAAGTGAAAAAATAATTGAATTATTAGAGAATAATCCAAGAATGTGCTGTGTAGTATTAAGAAAAGTAAAAGACACTTTAAAAGACAGTGTTTTTTCGCAATTAGAGTGGGCTATAGATACATTAAGTGAAACATACACAGGATTAAAAGACAGATGGAAATTAACTAAAAGTCCATTAGAAATAACAAATACAAGAACAGGGCAAGTTATATATTTTAGAGGTGCAGATGATTATGGAAAGATTAAATCATTAAAGCCACCAAAAGATATGTATATAGGTATAACATGGTATGAAGAATTTGACCAGTTCGCAGGTATGAATGAAGTAAGAAAGATTAACCAATCATTAATTCGTGGTGGTGAAGATTTCATACAATTTTATTCTTATAATACACCAGCAAGTACGCAACACTTTGTTAATATAGAAAAGATAGTGCCTAAAGATAGTAGAATAGTACATTTAAGTGATTATAGGAATGTACCAAAAGAATGGCTAGGACAGGCATTTATAGATGAAGCAGAATATCTAAAAGAAGCAAATGAAAAGTTATATAACAATGAATATTTAGGATTAATGACAGGTGTAGGTGGCAACGTTTTTGAAAATATTGAATTTCGTGATATAACTAATGAAGAAATAAATAACTTTGATTATACATATCAAGGTATAGATTTCGGATGGTTCCCAGACCCTCTTGCATGGACAAAATGTAGTTATAATCCAGCACAAAGAACTTTATATATTTTTGATGAGTTTGTAATTAATAAGATGAGCAATGCAGATGTATGGGAATATTTAAAGAAAGAAAAAGAGGTGAAGGAAGATGATTTGATAATAGCAGATAGTGCAGAACCTAAGTCGATAGGAGATTTTAGGGCTTATGGAGCATTAATAAAAGGTGCAGAAAAAGGACCAGGAAGTGTAGATTATTCTATGAAGTGGTTATCATCACTTGCTAAAATAGTTATAGATATAAAAAGGTGTCCTGTATCAGCACAAGAGTTTTCTACTTATGAATACCAACAAGACAAAGATGGTAATTATATAAGTGGTTATGTTGATGCTAACAACCATTGTATTGATAGTATAAGATATGCATTAAATAATATTTGGAAAAAGAAAGGACAATGATAACCTAATTATATATTATAAATATGTTATAATATATATAGGGAGTGCCTCCAACACTCCCATAACTTATATTGGAGGTGTAAGTTATGGAAACTAAAATATGTAGGATTTGTAATATCGAAAAAGCACTAGAAGAATATACTAAAATTGGAAAGTATTACAGGTCAGAATGTAAAGCATGTCATAACAAAATCGTAAAAATGTGGCGTAAAAATAATAAGGAATATGTAAAAGCATATAGTGATAAATATCGAAAAGAAAATATAGAATTATACAAAAATTGCAGTAAAAAATATTATGAAAATAACAAAGATGAAATAAATAAAAGAAGAAAAATATATCGAGATAATAATAAAGATATAATTAAAAGGCACGATGAAAAATATTATCAAGATAACAAAGAAAAAGTAAAATTAAGAACTAAAATGTATGCAAATATAAAAAGGCAAAATGATAGTTTATATAGATTAAAGAAAAATATAAGAGGAATGATATATACCTCATTTCATAAAAAAATTTATAATAAAAAAGAAAGTACTGAAAAAATTTTGGGTTGTTCTATTGATTATTTTATAAAGCATTTATTAAAAACATATAAAGACAATTATGGATGTGAGTGGAATGGCACCGAAAAAGTACATATAGACCATATAATTCCATTGGCAACTGCACATACAGAAGAAGAAGTAATGAAATTATGCAATTATAAAAATTTACAATTATTAAAAGCACGAGATAATTTGCAAAAAAGTAACAAAATAAATTTTGTGATAAAAGGAGAGTGATTATATGCTAAAGAATTTATTTCTTTTGATAGTACAGACTTTATTTAAAAGAAAAACAGAAGTTACTTCAAATGATGTCGAAGATAACACAAAATATGCTTTTGCTTATGAAAGAATAGACAATATAAATTTTGCCAGTATATTTGCTAACAAATTGGCTAATTATACAATAAGTGATAGTAATATGAATATTGAAGGCGACAATCCAAGAACTGAATTGTTAAATAAAATAGGACAATCAATGTGGAAAAGAGCCAAGAAGATTATATCAATGGGCTTTGGTTATGGTGGTGTATTTTTAGTACCTTATGTAAAAGGTAATAAATTATACTATACATTAGTACCTCAAAGCAGAGTAACAATTGATAGTATAGAAGGAGATTTAATAACTGGTGCTACTATATTGGCAGAAAGAAAAGAAATAACAAAAGGAATAGGGCAGACTAAAACATATATAAGATGGACCAATTATAGATTACAAAATAATAATTGTATTATAGAGCAAAAATTTAGTGATGAAACAGGTGCAGAAATAGAAGCACCAAGTTTTTGGAAAAATATTTTATTAAAACAAACAATTAGTGGTGTTGATAGAGCATTACTAGGTTATATTAAATCACCAATAAATAATAGAAAAACAAATGATAAGTATGGCGTCCCAATAACGTATGGCTGTGAAGCAACTATATTAGAAATTAAAACAACAATGAAACAACTTATCAGAGAATATGAATTAAAAGAAGTATTTGTAGGCGTAGATGCAACTATGTTTAATGGTAAGAATGCATTGCCAGAAGATGGATTATTTAAAAAATTAGTTAGTACAGAAGATGATTTCTTTGAAGTATTTGACCCTCAATTTAGGGATTATACAACTAGATTACAAGAACTTTATAAGAGATTAGAACA